GTGTGGCTTTCGCGAAATTTCTGTCGATAAGGCATGAAAAAAAACGCTTCTTCTTCTTCCGGCGCCCCGAAAAACCGGCCGAAACAGGCCGCGAAGTCGAAAAATGCGGGCGAGGCGGAAATCCGCGGGGATCTCGAGGCTTCGCGGCGATATGGAGTGTCGACTCGGACGGTGAAGAGCTGGCGTGATGCCGGCATGCCGCATCGGAAAGAAGGGCAGCAGTGCATTTACCTGCCATCAGAGACTGATCCTTGGGTCGATCTGCAGCGGCGGCCGAGCGAGACGCAGAACCTGAGTCCGGCGACGAAATTGAAGCTGGCCCGGGAAGGCGAACGGCTGAAACAGGATCGCCTCAAAGCCGCGGCGATGGAGCGGTCGGAGGCGGTCGAGCTCGGGAACGTGCTGCCGCGGGATGAATGGGAGTTGTTCGCGGTCGAAGTCGTACAACAGGCAAGGGATCGATTCATGCGGCTCCCAAAAATGCTGTGCAAACACGTGCCCGCGAAATATCACCGGGTGCTGCAGGCGGAGGGGGAAGGGGACGTCCGAAAGATTTGCGCGGAAATGGCCCGTTGTCTGGAACAAGGGGTGAAGGATTGAAGTGCTCAGCCGCCGAGTCTGGGACTCCTGGATCCCGCCCGATCGAGTCCGGGCCGTCCAGTGGATCCCCGACAACATCGTCATCCCCGAAGAAACCGAAACACCCGGTCTGTTCGACCTCGATTTGTTCCCGCACGTGCGGGGCGTGCTCGAAGCCATCGACGACCCGTTAGTCAGGCAGATTTACATGCAATGGTCGGTCCGCAACGCGAAGACCACGACGGCACTTGCCGCGCTGATTTTCTTCGCCGTCAACGCGCCCCGTCCGATGCTGTTCGGCTCGTCGACCGACGACAAGGCTGACGACACAATCGACAGCCAACTCTATCCGATGCTCGAGGCCTGCGCGGCGACGCGCGAGCAGCTCAAGCCAGAACATCAGCGGAATAAACGGTTCGTGGCCCTGCGGCGTTGCCGGATCCGCAAATCTTTCAGTGGCTCTCCATCGAGCATGGCCGGGTTTCCCGCCTGTTACGGTCATGCCGGCGAAGTATCGAAATGGACGACGAAAAAGAGTTTCGAGGCGGACCCTGTCAAGTTGTTCACCAAACGTGCCCTGTTATATCCGTTCGAATCGAAATACTTTTTCGAGTCGAGCCCTGGCACCAAAGGGAACTGCCGGATCGGCCGGCTGATGAACGACCCGGGGACTGATCGCCGCCGCCGTTACGTGCCGTGTCCGCACTGCGGAGAATTCCAGCTCCTCAAGATGGGAACCGGCCAGGAGGAGACCGGCGGCCTGCGCTGGGATAAACGCCCGGGCGAACATTCCGAGCGGCCGATGGCCGTCGCCTCGGCCTGGTATGAATGCCAGTTCTGCTTCGGACGGATCGAAGACCGACACCGGCCGGCGATGATGCGTGCCGGCGTCTGGCTCTCCGAGGGACAATCGATCGACCGCAAAGGAAAAATCGCGGGAAAGCCGCGGGTCGCCAGCCCGAATGTCGGTTTCGGCCCCTTGTCGGCGCTCTACAGCCTGGCAATCTCCGGATGGGGCCAGCTCGTCGGCGAATTCCTCGACAGCCGGAACGACAGTGAATCTCGCCGCGATTTCAAGAATTCAGTCGAGGCCGAGGAATGGGACCCGCAGCCGGTCAAGGTGCATGCGCACGAGCTGGCCGAACGCCTCGCCAGCCCCGACGCCGAGGCTCGCCGGCTTTGCCCGGCCTGGTCGGTTTTCCTGACGATGGCCGTCGACGTGCAGGCGGGGGGCGAACAGTACGAATGGCAGGCAACTGCCTGGGGCCCGCATTCCCGGGGCCACCTGGTCGATTATGGCGTTTGCTATTCCGAGGCAGACGTCGAGGCCCTGATTCGCGGGGCCTCGTTCCCCCATGCTGATCGTGGAAACCCGCTCCGCCCCGCTCGGGTATTGCTGGACGCTCGCGACGGGCATGTTACCGAGCGGATTTACGCTTTCTGCCGGCGGGTACCGGGCTGTCTCCCCTGTATGGGCTCGCGGCATTCGGCGTTCCCCGAGTTCTGCCGGCCGCAGTCGCTGGACGGCAACCCGACCTATAAACGGGCCGCGGCGGCCCAGGTCGCGCCGACGCATTTTTCGACGCTGCCGCTGTATCTCGAAATCAATACCGAGCGTACGCAGCGATGGGTGCAGACGCTCATTGAAACCGATCCGCTGCCGGGCCAGCCCCCGATTTTCACGGTGAACGCCGAGGCGGCGATGGATTTTTCGTTTCTCGATCAGCTCCTCAATGAATATGCCCACGATGAGGTCGACAACTCGGGCTATCTGGTTTCGGCCTGGCGGAAAACGGGCAAAAACGAACAGCGCGACGCGTTGCGCTATAACAGGGCCTTGGCCGAGCTCTTGATGCAGAACGGGCGGAGCTGGCCGCTGCTCAAGCGAATTCCAAACGCCGGCAATGCCCCGCAACAGCAAAGCGAACGGCCGGCCGGATTCACCACCCCCGACGGCCGCCCCTTCCTGGTGACCGAACGATGACGGCCCATGCACCCGGATTTTTCGCACGACTGGCGATGATAGCGGCCATGGCGCCGCGATTCAGGAAGGAACGAATTCAGACGGTGATCATCGGGAAGAAAGTCCCGCGAAACTCGAAATGCGTCTGCGGCAGCGGCAAGAAATTCAAGAACTGTTGCGCCCGTCCGGGCGAATACCTCACACTTCAATAGGAGCCACGGATGGCGCGAGCGAAAACGAAGGTAGAAGACGGGGAATCGAAAATCGCGATTACTGACGTCGGCGGACCGACGCAACGAACCGTCCGCATCGAGGCCCCATTGATGGCCGGACAGCCCGGCTACGTCCAGCGGCACCTCGACATGCAACTTTCGAGTATGCAGTCGGCGGCGCTGCGGGAACTGTTTGACGGTCTCTATGCCCGCTCAGAACGTCTCCGGGACGGCTCCCCCATTAAGAACGGCCCCGACGCCTTGCGCTGGCTGCTCGAGCAGCTCGCCCAGGCCGAGGCGATCGCCGAATAAGGAAAGAGCATGGCGAAGAAATCCGCGACGAAAACGCCGGGAATTCGCGATCGGATTAAAGAGCTGCGTCGGGTGAAAGCCAGCGAGCTGCTCGCCGACCCGCGCAATTGGCGGCTGCATCCTCTGGGCCAGAAGAATGCCCTTAAGGGGCTGCTCGACGAGGTCGGCTATGCCGATGCCCTGCTCGCGCGCGAGCTGCCCGATGGCCGCCTGATGCTGGTCGACGGGCATTTGCGCGCCGAGACGACGCCCGATGAGATCGTGCCGGTGCTCGTTCTTGATCTGAACGAGGCCGAGGCCGGCAAGGTGCTCGCGACGCTCGATCCGCTGGCCGGCATGGCGGAAATGGATTGCGCCAAACTCGACGCCTTGTTGCGCGAGGTCGATATCGGCAATGCCGACGTGCAAAAGATGCTCGACGACCTGGCTGAGGACGCGGGCCTGGCGTCGGCCCCCGATCCGCAGCAAGATGAGGTCCCTTCGCCCCCGAAAGTTCCGGTCACTCGCATCGGCGATCTCTGGATTCTCGGAACGCATCGATTGCTCTGCGGAGATTCGACAAAGCCGGCGGACGTCGCCCGCGTGATGAATGGCGAACGGGCCGGACTGATGAATACCGACCCGCCCTATGGCGTCTCGTATGCGAACGATGATCGTCCGAACCCTGGGGTGGCGAAGCCGCGGGTGGCGAATGACGAGCTCGCCGACGAAAAATTGCAGGCGTTCCTCGAGTCCGTTTTCAAGACTGCGGTCGATACCGCGCTCGCCGAAAAATCGGCTTGGTATCTTTGGCATGCGCATTTGACCCAAGGATATTTCGCCGCCGCCGCCGCCGCCGCCGCCGCAAATGTCGTGCTACACCGGCAAATTATTTGGGTCAAACCGGTATTGCTGCTGGGCCGTGGACATTATCACTGGAAGCACGAACCATGCTTTATGGGATGGGTGAAGGGAAGGCAGCCGCCGGACTACGGCGAGGGGAATGGCGAACGAACGCAGACGACTGTATGGGAGCTCAAGAGCGTGAGCCAGGCTGACCGGAAAGAGTTTGACCATTCGACGCCGAAGCCGGTCGAGTTGTTTTCGATCCCGATTTTGAAACATCTGCAGGCAGGTGAGATCTGCTTCGAACCATTCGCCGGGAGCGGTCCACAATTCATAGCGGCCCAGCAACTGGGTCGTCGCTGCTTCGGGGTCGAATTGGAACCGAATCACTGCGATGTCATTTGCGAGCGATATAGGAAGGCCTCCGATAATCCACCGGTCCTCGAATCGACCGGCCAGACGTTCGACGAGGTCCGCGCCGAGCGACTGAGCCAAAAGGCTGCCGCCAAATCCAAAAAGGCGAAAAAGCGGTCCGCGGCCTGAAAATGACGCGCCAGGATGCCCCAGGATCGACGCGAATGACTCGGTCCGATCCGTAGGACGTCCAAAAATCCGCTTTCGGAGTCGGCTTTCGCGTTTGGCGACAATCAGCCAGAACGCTCCGAATGTCCTCGCTCACGTCCGCCAGCACCTTCCAGCAGATCGAGAACAGCTACCTCGATAACGCCTCCTACGCGGAGGACAACGACGTGGTGAAGGCCAAGGCGTTCGTGACGGCCTGCCGGATGCTGCTGCTGAAAATTCCTGCCAAGAGCACCCACGGCAAAGGGGGCTCGGTCGAGTTCAACACCGAAATGATTCAGCGTCAGTTGACCGAGGCCCGTTCCTGGCTCGCCACGCATGGCACGCCCGACGTCGTGCATCCCGGCTTCGGGAACTTCCGCGATTACCCACCCGGCTCGAGCTGGCCAGGCCCCGGTTATTGCTAATCGATGCGAACCATCCCCAAAAATCTGGCGACGAACTTCGAAGATGCCCAGGCGCATTATTCGGCGGCTCGGCGTTCGCGGTTTCGAAGGCTGCGAACCGGCACGCTCGCGATGGGCTCGACCGCCGATTACCACTATGCCATCCAGACCGACTTTTTGAGAATTCTCGAAGACAGTCGGGACATGGACCGCAACGATGCGGTCGTCGGGGCGATCGTCGATCGGGCCGTGACCAATCTCGTTCAGGACGGGATGACCAATGAGCCCGACACCGGCGACGCCGGGGCGAATACTGCCCTCCGCGACCGCTGGAACGCCTGGGCCGAAAACGCCGACGAATGCGACATTCAGCAGGAATGTTCATTCGTCGAAATGGAAGCCCTCGCTAGCCGGCACATGCTCGTCGATGGCGACGTCCTGGGTCTATTGACCCCCGAGGGGGCTGTGCAAATGGTCGAGGCGCATCGCCCGCGAACACCCAGCAATAGCCGCCGTAACTGTGTGCATGGCGTGCTGCTCGATGATCGCCGCCGCCGGATTGAATACTGGTTAACTAAAGACAACGTCTCGCCGCTCTCGCAAGTGAGCCGGGTCAGCGACATCATCCCATACAAGACGCGCGACGCCGACGGCAACCGCGAAATCGTCCATCTCTACAACCCGAAGCGCGTCACCCAGACGCGGGGCGTATCGGCCTTCGCCCCGATCTTCGATTTCCTGGGGATGTTCGAAGACATCAACTTCGCCCACCTGGTGAAAGCCCAGGTCTCGGCCTGTTTCGCGATTTTCAGATCGCTCGACGTGGCCGCGCCGCTCGATGCGCCGCCGGGCCAGGGCGGAACGCGGTGGACCGAGCCCGAAACCGATGGCTCGACGCGCACCATCGAGGGCATTGCCCCCGGAATGCAGGTCTACGGGCGACGCGGCGAAAAATTAGAGGGATTCGCCCCGAACGTGCCGAATGAGTCATTTTTCAACCACATGAAACACATCCTGACAGTCATCAGCATCAATCTGGGGCTGCCCCTCGTCGTCGCTCTGATGGACGCCAGCGAAACGAACTTTTCCGGCTTCCGCGGGGCGGTCGATCAGGCCAGGATGGGCTGGCGACGCAACCAGGCGGCCCTGGTCGGACGCTGGCATCGCCCGATCTATAAATGGAAGGTCCGCGACTTCATCGACGAGGATCGGGCCCTGCGGGCCATCGCGGGCAAGCTCGGCGATCGGATCTTTAATCATCGCTGGGAGCCGCCCCGCTGGCCGTACATCGATCCGCTGAAAGATGCGTCGACCGATTTGCTTCGCCAGCGCAACGCCCTCACATCGCCCAGGCGGATCCAGCAGGAACGGGGCGACAACTGGGAAACGACCTCCACGGAGATCGTCGAAGACAATGCCCTGGCGATCCGCAAAGCTAAACAGGCTGCCGCAAAATTGAACGCCGATTTCCCCGACGATCCGCCGGTGCAGTGGCGCGAGCTGCTCAGCCTGCCGACGCCCGATGGCGTCCAGGTTTCCCTCCAGGGAACGGATGACGTGACGGCGGCCAATACGAACGCCGATCAGAACGCCGGAAGCGGCCCCAAAAAACAAGGCGCCCAGAAAGGGAACAAGTGAAAGACGAAATCACACTTGAACTGACCGGGCAGCCGGTGATCTCCGCCGCCGAACAGTATTTCGGGGTCTGGGCGATTGCCGAGGAAACATTTCGCGGCGTTGTCGAGCATGTGACCGGCCTGAATCTGGTCGCACACGTCAGTTTGAATCAACAGCCGGCCGCCATCGCGGCGGCCAGTTCGCGGGCCAACGCCGCGGCCGAGCTGCTGGACGGCGTCGCTGTCGTGAATTTGTCGGGAACGCTAATGAAATCGGTCGGCTCGCTTTCGAGCGGCACGTCGACCGTCAATGCCCGCCGGCAGATCCGCCAGGCGGTCGCCGATCCTGCAGTCAAAGCCATCCTACTGCGGATCGACTCGCCCGGCGGCACCGTCGCCGGCACGTCCGACCTGGCCGACGAGGTCACCGCGGCGATCGCCGCCGGCAAACCCTGTTATGCCTACGTCGAGGACCTGGCCGCCTCGGCGGCTTACTGGATCGCCAGCCAATGCGACAAGGTCTATTCCAACGCTACGGCGATGATCGGTTCCATCGGAACTTACATGACCGTGCAGGATTATTCCGCCGCCGCGGCCCAGAAGGGGGTCAAGGTGCATGTCGTTCGCGCGGGGGCGATGAAGGGCGTCGGCACGCCCGGAACCGAAATCACCGCCGAACACCTGGGGGAACTGCAGCGGCTCGTGAATGATCTCAATTCGCAATTCGTCTCCGCCGTGGCCAAGGGCCGGAAACTTTCCGCCGAGGTCGCCGCGGGCCTGGCCGACGGGCGCGTGCACGTCGGCAGAAATGCCCTCTCGCTGGGGCTTGTCGACGGCATCCAGAGTTTCGATGCCACATTAACGGCACTGGCCACGCTTGGCTCGGCTTCGCCGATTTCAAATCCAACACCCAACACCCCTACTCGCAAAGGAATGAAAATGAGCGGCGAAAATGCAGCGGCCAACGAAACGAAAACCGAAGTTATCCCCCAGGCCGCGAGCGTTCAGCAGCTCAAAGCCGCATTCCCGAAAGCCGATGCCGCCTTTCTGATGGGGCAGCTCGAGCGGAGCGCCACAATGGCGCAGGCGCAAGGGGCCTGGACCGAGCACCTGCAGGCCCAGCTCGATGCCAGCCAGGCCGAGCTCGCCAAGGCCAAGAAGAGCGGCGCGCCGGTCCTGACGACCGGAACCCGCAAAACCGCAGCCAGCGCGGCGACCGAAGCCGCCTCGACGTCGGAATTCGACGGCGACG